GAAGGAAGCCGCATGAACAGTCAGCAACTGGAATACGTACGTCAGCAGCTCATTGTGGCGACCGCAGATCTGAGCGGTGCGACGAAAGGGCAACTGGTAGCTTTCGCCGAGAACGCGCAATTCACCGCGACGGCGCGCAGCCGGGGCCGGAAGAAAATCACGGACCCGATCACCGGCCGTAAAGTTAACCCAGACGGCCCGCCGATGAGCGGTAGCCAGTCCCGCGCCAAAGGCTCATCCATCGCGCTGGTGGGGCCGGTTGAGTTCGTGACCGCATCATGGCGCCGCGCTGTGTTGTCGCTGGAAGACCACCAGAAAGCATGGCTGCTGTGGAACTACAGCGAGAATATCCGTTTCGAGTACCAGGTGGCGATCACTCAGTGGGCGTGGAATGAGTTCCGGGAGCAGCTCGGGGCGAAGAAGGTGGCCGGCAAAACGCTGGAGCGACTGAAGAAACTGATATGGCTGGCGGCGCAGGACGTCAAATCTGAGCTGGTGGGACGTGAGACGTACGAATATCAGGCGCTGGCCTCTCTGGTTGGCGTAACGCCAAAGAACTGGTCAGAGACGTTTACGGACCGCTGGGTTGAGATGCGTCACATCTTCCTGCGCCTGGATAGCGGGGCATTATTGCAGGTTACGCGATCACGTTCACAACAAAAGGCGACAAATTTAGACTCAAGTCTTGCAAAACTGGATTGAAACGCATATATTTCATGTAAATCTGATATCGTCGCCATAGCTTCGTAGGTCGACAAAGAATTATGAGCCTCGCCATTGCGCGGGGCTTTTTATTTGCCTGTAGCTCAGAGGAAAGAGCAACCGCCTTCTAAGCGGTTGGTCGCTGGTTCGAATCCGGCCAGGCGAGCCATCAGCAAAACACATCGTCATCGTGGCGGTGTTATCTTGCATGAGGCGGAAGAGTAGCGCTCCTTCCCGTCAGCTCCACGAAACGGAGCCCATAACAGGGAAGAATACTGGCGTAACCGACTCCGCGCTAACCACCATAGTCGATAAAGTGGCAGTGTTCTTTCCGTTGTGGCGTGACAGAGAGGCCAAATGTTAATGATGATAAGCGTACAGGTGTTCATGCATCAATGACATACACCTGCAAAGTCGAGGGTTCGAATCCCTCCCCACAACCAAACCCACTACCTGGGACCCTTCGGCCATAGAGCTGACATTGCCTTACCCCCATATTGCCCGCCTGTCGCGGGCTTTTTTATTTCAGGCTCCGGGAACCATCCTCGACATGCCTTCTTGTTAAATCGTCCCGAGGGCCTGATCCCTTACTACAAACAGCACCCCGTTCTTTCGGAGGTGATATGGCTAAACGTATGCAAGATAAAGAAAGCATTGCCGGAGTGTCATGGCTGATTGTCCTTGCTCTGTCATGCTGGGGCGGCCTGGTCCGATACCTTATTGACGTTAAGCAGAACAAAGCCACCTGGAGCTGGATTAATGCGCTGGCACAAATTGCAGTGTCCGGCTTTACCGGTCTTATTGGTGGCCTAATCAGCGTAGAAAGTGGGCTGAGCCTTTACATGATTCTGGTTACGTCAGGCATTAGCGGGGCGATGGGCTCCGTGGCTCTGACCTATTTCTGGGAACGTCTGACGGGGATGAAGAATGCAAACCAGTGATAAAGGCATTGCCCTGATCAAGCAGTTCGAAGGCTGCAAGCTCACCGCGTATCAGGACAGCGTCGGAGTGTGGACGATCGGCTATGGCTGGACCAAGCCTGTCGACGGCAAACCGATCCGAGCCGGGATGACGATTAAGCAGGAAACTGCAGAACGCCTGCTGAAGACCGGGCTGGTCAGCTATGAAAACGACGTGTCCCGCCTGGTCAAAGTTGACCTGACTCAGGGGCAATTCGATGCTCTGGTGTCGTTCACTTACAACCTCGGCGCCCGGTCACTGTCGACATCGACCCTTCTGCGAAAACTCAACGCCGGTGATTACGCTGGCGCTGCCGATGAGTTCCTGCGCTGGAATAAAGCTGGTGGTAAAGTCCTGAATGGGCTCACCCGTCGCCGGGAGGCAGAGCGGGCTCTGTTCCTGTCATGATTGGCGATATGGTCAAACGTTACTGGTTGCAGCTGCTGGTGGTGGCGTTAATCGGCGTGCTGGCGTTCTTCGTAAACCGGTACCGCGACAACGCCATCACCTACAAAGACCAGCGCGACAAAGCCACCAAGAGTCTCCGCCTGGCGAACGCCACCATCAAAGACATGCAGGTGCGTCAGCGCGATGTTGCTGCGCTGGATGCCAAATACACGAAGGAATTGTCCGATGCGAAAAAAACCATTAACGATTTGCGTCGGGATGTCGATTCTGGCGCTAAACGGCTGCGCATCGCCGCAACCTGCCCTGGAGTGCCAAAAGCCACCTCCTCCACCGGCGTGGATGATGCAGGAGCCCCCGAACTTACTCCAGACGCTCGACGGAATTATTTCGATCACCGGGACGGAATCGCAACCGCTGACAAGATGATTCGCGGCATGCAGGACTACATCAAAGAGCAGTGTCTTAAATGATTCGTTACCCAAATAACAGAGCCTGACTTCGGTCGGGCTTTTTTATGTCCGCAGTAAACCGCGCATTCTCGTGCGCATATCAACCAAGAGCCTTTCGGGGTAGAGCTTGAGATAGGGCAGTGGTAACGCTGACCGCTCTTGGGCTGCCCGTATCTACGAGAACAGGCTCAACCACCAAAAGGTATCAGCGAAATGAAATCATTAACCCTCTTCAATCAACCAATCCGTGTCGGGGAAGACGGCATGATCTGCCTCACCGATATGTGGAAAGCCAGTGGCAAAAGTGATGCTGAGTCGCCTTACCACTATCTGCGAAACAAGCAGACAAAAGAGTTCCTGGCCGAGCTGGAGAAAAACCACGAATCTGTGGTTTTCACTGAGCGCGGTGTACACGGTGGAACATATGGCGGGAAGTTTGTTGCTTACGATTATGCGGCTTGGTTAAACCCCGGGTTCAAGTACGCGGCCTATAAAGTCCTCGATGACTACTTCACTGGAGAACTTCAGCATCGCAACAGCTTAAGTGCGCAGCTCAACATGAAGTGCCATGAGTTTGACCAGAAAAAGGACATGGCGAGCTTCTGCGGACAAGGACTCGCAGCATGGCGTTATACGAAGCCTGTATTGGTCGCTGAGATTAACACCCTTGCTAACCAGCTGCAGATTACGATCCCAGGGCTTCAAGGATGAATAATCGCGTCATCGAATGCGCCTCCAGAGCGGGGCGAGACTTCTCTGAGTTCATGAAAGGCGAGAAGGGCATGATGGAAGTGCTGGCCTCGGTTGATCAGTTTGGCGAGCAACTCCGTCTCAACGGCTGCGTCAATCATCACTTTGTCAGTTACATGATGAGGAACTCGATCATGCAGGCATTCATGGACATGGCAAGCGCCGAGAAGAAAGAAGAGCGCCGCCGTAAAAGAGCGGAAGCAAAAACGAAGTAGCCATTACAGAAGCTCTTCACTGAGGGGCTTCGATAATGTCAACGTGAGGTAAGCATTATGGCAAAACCGGACTGGGGAGCACTGCAAGACCAGTTCCTCGCCGAGCATGCCAAAACAGGTATTTCCCCCAAAGACTGGTGCCAGGCTCAGGGACTGAATTACGCATCTGCGAAACGCTACATCAAAGTAACGTCGTATGGTGCGAAATCGCAGAAAGAATCTGCGAAAAAAAATGCGAATTCGCAAAAGGGAAAGGGCGAGGCCAGTAAATCCGGAAAGGTGAAAAAATCCGACCGTGAAACAGGCAGAGCCAAAAATTCCCGAGACGCGAAACCGATACGCGGATCCCGCACTGCGCCACCGACGAACGCTTTCCAGCCTGGCAACCAGAATGCACTGAAGCACGGTGGCTACGGCCGCCGGATGCTGCTCTCTGACGCTATCACCGAAGATGCGAAGCTGCTCACGCTCGACGATGAGTTGTTCTGGCTGCGCGCGGCGAACCTGACGGCGGCGGAGAACATTGGGCGCTGGCAGGCTGAACTCGAGCTTGCCGATGATGATAAAGCGAAGGATCTGCACTCGCTGATTTCCTCTGCTGAAAAGGCCATGCACCGCAACACGCAGCGCATCGAGTCGCTGGAATACACCAAAGGCTCGATAGAGAAGCTTCGTGTGGATGCTGCTTATCGCGAACGCGCCACTGAAAAAGTGGAAATGGAAATCGACATCATGAAGGACGGCGACAGCGACAACGCGATCGTCGTACACAATACCCTGCCGATACCTGGAAGATGATATGGCCGACATTTACCTCCCGACGCTGCATGACGGGCAGTTAAAGGTCTGGTCCGATTCCTGGGAAGGGCAACTGCACGCGGTCCGGTGTGGTCGCCGATGGGGTAAGACTTTCATGCTGTCCAGCGCCGCAGTGACCTATGCTACTGCGCCGTTTAAGCGCCCGGGCATGGACATTGAGCTCGGCGGCCGCGTCGGTATCTTCACAGCGGAGTATCGCCAGTATCAGGAGATCTACGACAAGCTCGAAGAAATCCTGCTGCCGCTGAAGAAAAGCTTTAGCCGCCAGGAGAAGCGCCTTCTGCTGAAGAACGGCGGGAAGATCGACTTCTGGGTCACCAACGACAACAAACTCGCTGGGCGTGGACGTGAATACGAAATCATCCTGATAGACGAGGCGGCGTTTACCAAGTCGCCGGAGATGCTGAGGGAGATCTGGCCTAAGTCGATTAAGCCAACGCTGCTGACGACGAAAGGCCGAGCCTACGTGTTTTCAACTCCTGACGGGGTGGACGAAGAGAACTTCTTCTACGCCATCTGTCACGACAAGAACCTTGGCTTTATCGAGCATCACGCGCCTACTTCCTCCAACCCGTTCGTTCCGCCAGAAGAACTGGAGAAGGAGAGGGCCAACAACGACCCGCGCGTATTTCGCCAGGAGTTCATGGCCGAGTTCGTCGACTGGTCCGCCGCTTCGCTGTTCGACGTCCGCAAATGGTTCGAGGGTGAGAATCAGGATCAGCCTGTCGATTACCCTGAAATGTGCCAGGCCGTCTTCGCTGTCATGGATACCGCCGTAAAAGGTGGATCCGAGCATGACGGAACGGCGGTGGTTTATTACGCCGTCGACACCCGGCCCGGCATTCAGCGCCTCACCATTCTCGACTGGGATGTGGTGCAGATTGACGGCGCGCTGCTGGAAACGTGGATGCCGTCGGTGTTCGACCGCCTCAACGAGCTTTCAGGCCAGTGCGTTGCCATCAACGGCAGCCTGGGCGTGTTCATCGAAGACGCCAGCATGGGCAGCATCCTCCTGCAGAAAGGCGAAAGCCTGGGATGGCCGGTCAACAAAATTGAGTCCGCCCTGACCAGCAAAGGAAAGGACGAGCGCGCCATTATGGCCTCCGGTTACCACTACCGCGGCCTGGCGAAAATTTCCCGACACGCCTACGAGAAGACAGCCGTCTTCAAGGGCGAGACAGCAAACCATCTGCACAAGCAGGTTTCCCGATTCCACCTTGCCGACAAGAAAGCGCATAAGCGCGCCGATGACCTGCTCGATGATTACACCTACGGGCTGATCATCGCCTTCGGCAGCGGCGACGCAATCTGACGAGAGAACCAATGAACGAAGACGATTTCGAAATCGGCAGCTGCTCTCACTCAGAGTTGATGGCATTGCTGGACAGTGACGACATCCAGCCCGGCTCTACGGCTGGCTATCAGACCTGCAAAACGGTTTACCTCTATCACCCGCTGGGCGGCAAGATGGTGGATCGCCCGATTAAAATGGCGATGAATGAGCCGCGCACCGTGCATGTTGCCCAGTCGTATGGCCTTGAGCAGCGCCTGCGCGACGCGTTCGAGCGCGAGTGGAAAGCGATGGGCGCGAACCAGCACATCGCCAACGCCGCGCGCATCGCCCGAATTTACGGCGTATCAGCGATCGCCATGCTGGTGGATAACCAGGAGCCGAATGAATCGCTGGATTACCGCACGCTGTACAAGCACAACGTCAGCTTTAACATCCTGGACCCGCTGAACACCGCCGGCAGTATCGTGCTGAATCAGGACCCGAACGCCCAGGACTTCCAGAAAGTCGACGGTATCAGGGTTGCTGGAAAGCCGTATCACAAATCGCGCTGTGTCGTCGTGCAGAACGAGGACCCGATTTACCTCGCATACAACCCGGCGGCGTTCGGCTTCACGGGGCGCAGCGTGTACCAGCGAGCGCTCTACCCGCTGAAGTCTTTCATCCAGACCATGCGCACCGACGATATGGTTGCGGTGAAAGGCGGCCTGCTGGTGACGAAAATTAAGGGTCCAAGCTCCGTCGTCAACAACATGATGCAGAAGCTCAGCGGCATCAAGCGCATGATGCTGAAGCGCGGGAAGACGGGAGAGGTCCTGCAGATCGGCGAGAGCGACAATATCGAGTCAATCGACCTGAGCAACCTGGAAAAGCCTCTCGACTCTGCGCGTAAGCACATTCTCGAGAACGTGGCCGCCGCCGCCGACATGCCAGCGATCATCCTCAACTCTGAGACATTCGCCCAGGGCTTCGGTGAAGGTACTGAAGATGCCCGCGCCGTGGCGGTGTACATCGACAACATCCGCGAGTGGCTGGACCAGCTTTATGCGTTCTTCATCCGCGTGTGCCAGTACCGCGCCTGGAGTATTGAGTTCTTCCAGTCTCTGCGTGCTGACTTCCCGGAGCTGAAAAACACCTACAGCGTGTATTTCGCGAGTTGGATAAACAACTTCGAATATCGCTGGCCGTCCTCCCTGAAAGAGCCGGAAAGCGAGAAGGTGAAGGTCGACGAGACGCGCTTTAAGGCTATTGTCAGCATGCTGGAAGTGGTGCTGCCGCAGCTTACTGCTGACCCCGAAAACCGGGCGACTCTGATCGAGTGGGCGTGTGAAAACGCCAACGCCAACGAGAACCTATTCCCTCAGCGGCTTAATCTCGATTACGACTCGCTGAAGGAAAACCCACCGCCGGAGCCGCCGAAAGCTGAAGAGCCCGGCGGCGGGATGATGCTATGAGCAAATTTTCCAGAACAGTAAGGGAGGCTGTTAAATTCTTCTTGCGCAATGGCTATACCTCGAGAGAGGAGCTGGAGCGATGGCAGGGAATTATTCGCCAGGCGGCGGAAAGCGAAACCCATGATGACTACATATCAAGGGTGTCAGACAAGCTTAGATCAACCTATGAGATGCAGGTTAACAGGGCTAAGGCTCTGGATCGGCATCCAGGGTTGTCTCGCTTTACTCTGAATTACATGGAGCCGAAGTTAAGAAGTGAGCTTGATAGACGCATCCTGGCTAGCGCCGACTTAATTAAGTTAAACCGCACAGGAGCGATAAACAAAACAGTCCAGAGATTTAGCGGGTGGGCTACCAGCATCCCTGTACAGGATTACGTTGGAGGTGGACTGTCGGTATCCTCCAAAAGCGGGGTTAATTACAACTGTGATCACATTCGGAAAAGCGCCTTGCAAATTGATTTTGAAGCGCGCCGGGTGATGATTGATCAGAACCATAAACTCATTGCAAACATCGACAACATCATAGCTGCCAGTAATAACGCCATAGCTGCCGAGTGGCATAGTCACTGGCGGCAAGCGGGTTATGACTACAGGGAAGATCACAAAGAGCGCGATAAGGTGGTCTATCTCATTCGCGGTAACTGGGCGCAAAAAAACGGTTACGTGAAGGTGGGGCCTTCCGGGTACCTTGATGAAATTACGCAGCCCGGTGAAGAGGTTTTTTGCCGGTGTTACGTAACCTATCTGTACAACCTCCGGAGTATTCCTGAACACATGCTGACCCAGAAGGGGCAGAAGTTCATGGCGTCTATGAAATAAGCATAGGAGCATTAAAACGTGGCTATTTTTGGCAGCGGGATAATGTTCCGTCAGGGTAAGTTCGTCTTCCTGATCCAGCGCTCGGATGATGGCACGTGGTGCCAGCCTGGCGGAACGGTAGAGCCGGGCGAACTGGCTATTGATGCCGCACGCCGCGAGGTGCTGGAGGAGGTGGGTTATCAGTACGATGGCCCACTAACCCCTCACAGCGTATATGGCGATTATCTGACGTTTCGCGCCGAGGTGCCGGAGAGGTTCGAGGCGAAGCTTAACGACGAATCGCTGGCTGCCGGATGGTTCCACATTGACGATCTGCCCAAGCCGCTTCACCAGCCCTTCGCTGAGATGCTGGCGCAGCAGGCGCTCAATGAAACCGAGGTGGCCGCGCTCATCGCTGACGGGACGCTAAGCAGCCCGCAATTCTTTATCAACATGTGGATGTTCGCCATCCGGGTAACCGGAACAGGGGTTACCTGGCGCTCTGCAGATCAACAGATGGCCTTTCGTAACCCGGACGACTATCTCACCCCAGAGTTTCTCCAGCGAGTTGCCGGTGTACCGCTTATCTGGCTGCACCCGGAGAAAAACAAGCTCGATAGCGATGAATTTGCGAAGCGTGTTATCGGCACCCTGACGAACAGTTGGGTTGCAGATAGTGGCGAGGTCTGGGCTATTGCCCGGGTGTACGACGCTGAAGCCGCCGAAATTATGGCGACACGGCAGCTGAGTACCTCGCCAACCGTCACGTTCAGCGAAATGCAGGACTCAATCATCAAAATCGACGGTCAGCCTCTATTGGTGGAAGGTTCCCCGGTATTGCTCGACCACGTTGCAATTTGTGAACAGGGCGTATGGGACAAGCTCCTTGCCCCTACTGGTGTTAAATCTGATTCCATTCCAAACGAGGCTGAAAAGATGGACGAGGAAAAAATCGTAGCGCTAATCAATAAGGCGATTGACGCACGCATGGCTAAGGCTGACGAAGAAAAAGACGCCAAAGCCAAGGCCGATGCCGAAGAAGCAGCCAAGAAAGAAAAGGCTGATGCTGAGGCAAAAGAGGCCGAAGAGGCGAAAGCCAAAGCTGACGCGGAAGAGAAAGCCGCGAAGGAAAAAGCGGATGCTGAAGCTAAAGAAAAGGCCGACGCGGAAGAGGCCGAATGTATGGCGAAAGAAAAGGCTGACTCTCAGCTGCGCCAGGAGATCGCAGACCTGCGCTCCCGCATCCCAACCGAGTTGAGCGATGAAGAGCGTAACGAAGTCGCCGATGCACAGGTGAAGGCTGATAGCGTGTTCTCATGCTTCGGCAAGCGCGCGCCGGTACCGCTGTCTGGTGAAAAGCCGCTGGCATATCGCCGCCGCCTGATGATCCAGCTTCAGGAGCATTCGCCTGACTTCAAATCCGTCGACCTGTCCTCCATCGCTGACTCAGCCCTGCTGAGCGTAGCCGAGAAGACGATCTACGCCGACGCGCAGAAATCGGCAAGCCTGTCTGTTGGCCCTGGCATGCTGCGCGAAATTAAACGCGCTGATGCGACCGGTCGCCAGATCAGCACCTTCGAAGGCGATCCTGCTGCCACCTGGGCTCCGTTCCAGTCCGGCAAGCGTCAGGTCACCAGTTTCAACAACCAGGCTTAACGGGAGCTCTCAAGCATGGCTACTTTATCTCTTAACCCGATGGCAACCACGAACGCGCTGGGCTCCTTCGGTGTGCAGTCCGACGGTTATATTCAGGGTGTGGCGCTGGATGACCCGGCCAACCGCTTTAACCTGGCGGCGGGCACCGTTGCTGCAACTGAAACCAAACCACTGTGGGGCGGTCTGCCGGTTGCTGAGCTTCTGCCTGGTACCAGCTCAAGTCCGCGCGGCTCAATCATCCGTCGCGCTGTGTCTGTTGCCGAACTGGAAGGTTTCACCGTCTTCAATCAGGCTCACAACGGCCTGACCACTCCTCAGTCACCGGTTCCGCTGTACGCATCCGGCATGAGCGTTTCTTACTACCGCCTGGGCTCTAACATGCGCGTTCCGCTGAAAGCTTCTGCGCAGGTTGTCGCACTGGGCACCTCTGGCGCCTCAGTGAAAACGCCACTGGCATGGGACTTCGTGAACAACCAGATCACCACCGCGGCGGCGGCCGGTTTCGCCGGTTCTGACATTGCGACAACTGCTGTGACCTATTCCGCTGGCGTGGCGACGGCGACAACCGCATCAGCTCACGGCCTTACCGCTGGCCAGTACGTTAAAATCAGTGGCGTCGCTCCTGCAGCGTACAACGGCACTGTGGTCGTGCTGTCAGTCGTGAACGCAACAACATTCACCTATGCACCGGCAACTGCACCAGGCGGCGCTGCAACCACGCAGGGCACCATCGGCGCAGTTACGCTTTCCGACATCACGCTGCCGGTAAAAGTGCTCGCCATCGAATCAGGCAACTCCAAGACTGTCAGCTATGACAGCGCGACGGGCTTCCTGACCTGGAACAACACCGACAGCTGCGCGCTGGTCTTACTTTAATCGGGAGCTGAATTAAATGGCTGCAATTACCCCCAGCTACACCATCGTCAATCCGTCGTACATCGCGCCGGAGATGATCATTGGTTACCAGCAGGCATCAGGTGCGTTTGAAACCATCGCCAGCGGTAACCCGCAAGTCCGTCTCGGCGTAGGCGATCAGTACGTCTATATGCGCCGCCTGGACATTCGCACCCAGACCACTTCCAGCCAGTCCGGTAACGGTAACCAGCTGCCAAGTGTTGCGCTGGATGCGAAGATGATTTCCACCCCAACCTACCTGTTCCGCTGCCGTGGTATCTACGATCACCATGACATGGCCGCTGCCGGTAACTGGAACTTTGCACTGCCGGAAGCTCAGCGCCTTGGCATGCGTCAGGGTATTTTCCAGCAGCTGCGCTCTGCTCTGCTGTACGGCATGAACCCTGCTGGCGGTGAAGGCCTGCTGAACACCGCTGGCGCGACGACCGAGTCCCTGCCTCCGGACAGCAACGGTAACACCACCGTGCTGACCTATGACCACGGCCAGATGGCGGTATATCTGCTGGGCCACGTACAGGCCGCACTGACCCGCACCATGCAACTGGGCCGCCAGCAGCGCGTCGTTATCCTGGGGCCGCAGCGCGTCCTCGGTGCCATGGAGATTCAGCAGATCGTTCAGCTGACTTCTTACCAGCGTCCTGGTGGTGGTACTGACACCGTCGGCGGCACGGTGAAAGAAGTGCTGAAGGGCGCAAACGTCCAGGTTGACTGGGTGTATGACGATACCCTGATCGGTGCTGGTGCTGGCGGTACTGACGCGGTGGTGATCACCATCCCTGAGGTCGAAGTGCCGATGGTCAACTCTACCGTGAACACCAACGAATTCGCCAAGCTGACCCCGTCTCTTGCCGCGAACGCGCTGATGTTTACCGACATGGCCGCGCCGCGCGAGATTCCGACGCCGATCGCTGGTGGTGCCATCGATGTTCTGTCCGAAATGCGTTCTACCGCAGGCTGGGCAGTTCGTCCGGAAGCAATCACCATCCTGTCCATGGCGTACAGCGCCTGATCCATTCTTTGAAGTGGTTAAGCCTCTGTCGGGGAACCCTGCAGGGGCTTTTTTACGAGGGTAACCAATGAAACTCTATATCGCTAACACCACCAAGCAGCGCCAGATTTTCGCCTATCGCAAGCTCGAGACCGGCCGCCTTATTCAGATCCCGATTAACCACGGCGATCAGATGATGGTGCTGGATGGCACAACTGAAGAGATTGAAGCGGTGGTGCAACATCACCAGGTTTATGGCCTGGTTGACTCGACCAAAATCGACCAGAGCCAGGCGTTTGTCGGCCTGTGCTATAGCCTGAACAAGCCTGTGTCAGCAGCGGTAATCGAAAAAGCGATTCGCGATAACGACATTCACCTGACCCGTGGCGCCCACGGCCGCCGCCAGGCATCCGTAGCGGCTCTGGATAGCGCTCTTCGTGACAGCGGTACCGGCTATTCCGGCGAGATGGAAGTCAGCGCGGAGCAGGCAAAAGGTCGCGAAGACAGTGAAGACACCCCAACGGTTAACGAAACAATCGTGACTGAAAAATCCGGGAGCAAGAAAAAATGACAACGAGCCTGTCGGGATTCATCGAATTCGTTCGAACTGACATGGGCGTGACCGCCGCGCAGGTTCCCGACGACTCGCCGTCTTTCACCCTGGCATATGGCGGCGCGGTTGAGTGGGTAAACCCTGATATCGCGTGCGTCACGCCGAATCTGTACACCGTTGCGGTGTACAACCTGGGCGCGTCTTTCCTGGTCAACTATGGCACGGAATCGGTATTCGCCGAGTTCAGGAAAACGTATGGCCTGAACGATTTCAAGGCTGGCGTGATTACTGGTGCCGGGGATAACTCGACCAGCGCTCAACGCCTGGTGCCGGACTTCTTCAAAGACCTGTCACTGGCTGACCTGCAGATGTTGCAGGACCCATGGGGACGCCGGTACCTGATGATCGCCCAGCAGTTCGGCAGCCTGTGGGGGCTGTCATGATCACATTCCACCTGGGAGTGATTGACGTCCCGTATGAGGACGAGAACACCACGACAGGAGACGTCGCTGAGTATCTGGAAGAAAAGTACCAAATCATGCAGACGTTTTTCGACAGGTACAGCAACGACATTGCTGACCTGATGGCGAACGACCTGGCAGCGTCGCTTGAGAATATGATGGCCGGCGCGCCGCCAGCGAAAGACCCTCTGGCAGAGTCGATGTCACGGATCCATGACCTGTTTGTCGCCTTTCTCGACAACACCGAAATGAACGGGTTGCCTGGCGTACCTACGCGCCGCGCGCTGGACGGCATCTCCCGGCGATTCAAGAACAAAAAGGGGCCACCACGCCCGTCATTCATCGATACCGGAACCTATCAGGCCGCGATGCGCGCCTGGGTGAGCGGGGTGCTAAATGCCTTCCCTGGATGAGTTGCAGCAAACTGCAAAAACCGAGCTTAACGCCACGCTGACGCAGGGTCTTGATGACCTGAGCCGCTTTCAGGTGGTCACGTTCACGAAGTATATCCGCAAGGTGCTGCCACTCGATGGCTTCGTCTTCTGGGTGAAAGCGTCTGTTCTGTCGGACGACCCAAGCAGCGAGCCCGATACGGTGAACGTTAAGGGCTATCTGCACCTGACGACCGAAACCATTCAGGACGATGAGCAGTTATACGACCGGAACGTCGTAACGTTTACCGCGCAGGCGGACATCGACCCGTTCAACGATATCGGATCTGATGTCCTGTATATCGGCGAGTTCTTTGGCCTTCAGTTTTCCTTCTCCCGGCGCACCGGGCTGAACGAACCGGCCAACCTCTACCACTACACAGGGGAGGCAATCTTCCCCTACATGCGTTCGCAGATCATCAACTCTGCAGATGACATCGATCTGGCTGATGTGGTGGTTTCGAGTTCATTGCCGGTATGGCTGACGCTGAGCCAGTACATGCCAATGTTCCCGGCCATGCTGTCGACGCAGAACCTGTCTCCGCCGTATGCAACGGTGAAGTGCAGCAACACCGCGCCGATTGCCGGGAGCTTTTACCTCGATGAGCAGCAGAACCAGTATCAGCTGGTTTCCGAGGATGTGACGATCTCCATCACTGGCCTGCGCAATGCCGGGGTTGAAGATTTCCTGAGGTACGTACAGCAGTACACGCTCGGCGATGACGCGGAAATGGGCGTGATGAATATCCCGGTCGTTCAGGACGAGCGCGTCACGCAGAACGAGCTGAACATCATCGCCATGAGAAAAACCATCAAGTTCAAAGTCAACTATTACCAGCAGCGCATGCGGAACGTCGCGCGCAGGCTGATCACGTCAGCGATTCCGTCCATTTACCCGGAGAAATAAATAAATGGCAATTGTTAACATTAACGTCTCGGTGACCAACCCACCGAAGCCCTCTCAGCTGCTCAAATCCGGCGCGATGATCTCCATGGGCGGAACAACCCTGGCTGCAGGTGAGTATCAGCTCCTGACGACGAAAGACGATCTGAAGGATATCACCTCACCGGCTAAAACTATTTCAACGATCTCCTGGGCAACCGGCGTGGTCACGGTGACCCTCTCGGCAGCGCATGGCTGGAACGTTGGCAACACTATCCCGCTGGTTGTCTCTGGCGTTACTCCAGCAGCTTATAACCGCGCCGTAACCGCCACTGTGACCACTTCTACCGCCTTCACTTATCCGTTGGCTACAGACCCAGGAACGGCAACAGTTATGGGTACGGTGAAAACCGTAGCGGCAAACGAAATCATCGAGATGAACACCACGTTCTGGTCCCAGGGCACCACCCGCGCGGTCTATGTGCTGGAACTGGGCGACTTGTCTGTTGCTGCTGCTGTTGCTGCTCTGGCCGACTTCATCGATGAGGATATCTCTCTGGGCAACACCTACCAGAAATTCTTCTCGTACCTGGTGCCGCGCGAATGGGATGGAGAAACGACGTTTAAAACCCTGACAGGTCTGTATACCAGCCCGGCGTCACTGGTTTATTTCTTCGTTACCACCACGATCGCCACCTATTCGGCCTGGGTCGCCACCAAAAACAAATCTGTGTTTGCAGGTGTGGAGTCGACAAACATCCCGGCTGGTGAGTTTTCCATGGCGTTCCCGTTCCAGTCATCTCTGGCAAACGATCCTGGCTCATCAAACATGGTGCCGCCAATGGCGTACCGCTTTGGTTACGGGGTTACAGAATACCCTGTAGAAGGAAATGGCACGCTGCTGAAGCAGCTCCAGGACAACAGCATCAACTACGTCGGCACCGCCGCGGAAGGTGGGCTGAGCAACAAAATGCTGGTGGCTGGCCACATGCTGGACGGCAATCCGTTCAACTACTGGTATTCAGTGGCGTGGACTGCAATCAACCTCGAGCTCGATCTGGCCAACGAAATCATCAACGGTTCAAACACCACGGTTAACCCGCTGTACTACGAGCAGAACGGCATAGACCGCCTGCAACGCCGCGCGCTGAAGACGCTGCGCAACGGTATCAGTTACGGCCTGATCCTGGGGCGTGTAATTGGTACCGGACTGACGCAGCAGGATTTCAATACCGAGTACGAGAAAGGCACGTATGCCGGGAACGCGGTGATTAACGCCGTGCCGTTCGCGAATTACACCAGCCTGAATCCGTCCGATTACGCCGATGGCAAGTATAACGGCCTGAGCGCCGTAATGACGCCGCGCCGCGGCTTCGAATCCATCACGTTTAACGTGAACGTAACCAACTTTGTAGGGGCGTAAAAAAATGGCAAACCCATTAGTACCGCAGGGATTCCTCAATCGTGTACGCGGCGCGGTGTCGGTAACTGACGTGCCAGCGCTGAACATCACCGCCTCTTATCTTGGCAAGGACGCCATCAGCATGCGTCCTGATGGCCCTGCGACGGACATTATCCCGACGCTGACCGGCACCGTAGGTAGCCAGGCGCCATATCAGCAGGTGACCGTCACCGTCCATCTGCTGCGCACCCAGGGCCTGAGTGACAGCTACAAAAACCGCTTCGCCACCGATACGGCACTGGGCGAGGTTGTAATCACCCCGGACGCGAACACGCTGAGCAATTTCACCGTGCTTAACGCTTATCTGGTGAACTTCAACGAACTGCCGTTTACCGGTATGGATGCCGGGTACGTGGTTACCATCAGCGGCTACATCCTGGCTAACGACAACATGTGGGTCTGATTGTGAAAATAGACAAAAAGCTCAACCTGGTAACAAACATCACCCGGGAAGACGGGTCAATCGTGTACCTGCATGTGACCCCGTTCCCGTATGAGGTGGTGGAGGAGCATTGCCTGCTGCTGGGCAACCTCTTTACCAACTTCATCTCACAGGTCGGCGGCCTTGGCGCGGCGCGCGTTGCCGCGATGATGCTCCGTAAAAAGCTTCAGCGCGAGCAGGAGTTGAGGGAAGAGGCTAACCAGCAGGCCCAGCAGGCCCAGCAGGCCCAGCAGGCTCCAACCATCGTAGACGAAATCCAGCGCCTTACTTCAGTGGTGTGGAATGACGGCGGTACCTGGAAAACCACATCTTTCGAAGTCGCGATGAAGCAGGGGATTATCTCTCCTGACGAATACCGCGAAGTTGAAGGTGAGGTGGTTTTTTTTATGGTTTCCTCTGCTATTCAGAAAGCTCACCTGATCGCCCCGACGGTGGGATCAGTGATCGGCATGTTCGGTGGGCAACTCGTATCATCGAGCGTTACGGCGTTCCGAGATTCGTTGCTGACGTCGAATCCGCCTACCGATACCCAGACCCAGAGTGCCCAGCCGGAAACGTCATACATACCCTCCTAGACTGGGCGTCTAACGAGGGTTTCTGGCGGGTGATCAGGGAAATCACAGGCGAAGAGTTCGCCAGCCCGGCGCAGTACCGCCAGCGTTACATTATTTCCGCGCTAAAAGACAGGGGTTCCTTCAATGGTGGCTAAGTCTATTGTCGATATTGACGTAAATGACGACAAGTTTGTCGCGTTTATGGAGAAGTTCAAAGAATATCAGGCTGCACTTGAGGAACTTCCTGAAGCATGGCGCGGGCTGGCGCATGGCGCCACGGATGCCACCAAAGAGACGGCGAAAGCAAAAACAGAGGGTGACCTACTGGCTAAAGCCTTTTCTGAGGGGGCAAGCGCGATACTGTCGATAAACAGCGGCCTTGAGCGGCTTACCGACAGTCTGGACAGGGCCAACAAGAGTCAGGAAGACTTCAACAAGAAAACTCGCTCATCAAAGGGGTTTTTGAGTGACGCCACGAAGGACGCGAAATCGCTGGCCGGGCACATCAGGGATGCAACCACAAGCCTGCTGTCATGGGGTGGAATTGTCGGCCTGTTCACCGGCGTGCTGGGTGTCGGCGGTCTTTTCGGGATTAACCGGCTGGCGGCCACGACCGGGTCCCAGCGTTTCACCTCTCTCGGGATCGGGACGAGCATCGGCGCGCTGGACTCGACAGCCATTAACTACCAGAAAGCGCTTGGCAACCCGACGGGAACGCTGGGCGCTATCCGCGACAGCCAGATGGATCTGTCAAGGCGCTGGACATTCCAGGCTATGGGGATCAACAACCCCGACCAGGACCCGGCGAAACTCCTGCCGCAGCTGATTCGCAATGCGCGTGACATTTTTGTCAAAAACGGCAGCACCCTGCAGGGGGCCAACGCCTATGGCCTGACGAACTTTTTCAGCCTTGACGACCTGAATCGCTTTAAAAATATGAGCGATGAAGAAATCGATGCGATGGAGCGCCGGGCGCAGAAGGATGCGAAGTTACTGCAGATCACCGATCAGCAGGCGCGGCAGTGGCAGGACTTCAACGTCCAGTTGGATTACAGCGGACAGAGCATCCGTAACACGTTTGTGCGCGGGCTTGGACCGCTCACACCGCAACTGAGCAAGCTTTCTGACGCGCTGGCTGGTGCCATTGATACTGTGCTGCAGTCTCCAGAGTTGGGTAAATGGATTGACGGGCTGGCGGGCGGTATTGAGCGCTTCGGGAATTACCTGGCATCGCCAGAGTTCACCAAGGACGTTGACAGCTTCATGGCTGGCATTGAAAAGCTTGGGGCGCTCATCGGGAAGGTTTACGACTGGGTTGTGGGTAAAACCGACATCTCAGTATCGGATGTGACTTCCGGATCCTCAATACTGAGCGACAAGAAGGTCACGGACCCGAAGACTGGACAGACTTACACGCCGGGTTCAGAAGATGACCCGCGGGTGTGGGGATGGCTGAAGGGCGTTAAGAGATTCTTCTCCAGTGGCGATGTTAAACCTGTCGACCCAACTCCTGCGGATGTCTCCGCTAAAGGACGGACGATCGCTGACAGGTTCAATAACCCGACCAATCTGCGCTGGGCTGAGGGGTACGGTACGCACAACACGAAGAGCGGGAAATTTGCTGTCTTTCCTACTCTCGATGAGGGCGTGCTGGCATCGGCGAAACAGCTGCAAATTTATGGCACCCGCGGCATCAACACAGTCAGCGAAATAGCGAAAAAATGGGCGCCGTCGAACGAGAACGACACAGCGGAGTACATCCGGCATGTCGTTAAAACGACCGGGCTTGGCGCTAACGACAGGCTGAACCTCAACGACCCTGCAATTCTGGCAAAACTCATCTCCGCTATGTCCACGAAAGAGGGGGCCGGAAACCGGGTTAGCGAGGGCGCGGTTATCCAGATATTCAACAACACAGGCGGCAATGCCATCGTTTCATCATCACAGCTTGGAGTGACTGGATAATGGCATTTACTCGCGAACTCTACCGGCTTGGCTTCGAAATATCCCCTGTTATCCTCTGCAATGGAGTTGCGGAGGCTATCCCCGGCGGCATGCTGCCAATAGTGGCATTAACCCAGAGCGCCAGCTTTGTAACCGGGCTGATCGGCGGGGCAATCAGCCTTACCGATCTGGACAAATATTTCTGTCACTGGCGGCCTGTTCAGGGTGCAACGATGGTTGACTATGACATCGCTCGCTATCCGTTCGCTAACCAGACTGTCGCAGCTAACGCGCTTCTGGCCCAGCCGTTGAGGGTCAGTCTGATGATGGACGCCCCAGTGAACGAGAATACCGGCGCCATGACCAAACTGGTAACGCTGAGCGCGCTTCAGGCCGTTCTGCAGGCGCATGCTAACCTGGGCGGCACTTACATCGTGGCCACTCCGTCGCTGATATACAACAACTGCATTCTGAAAACGGTTAAGGACAGCTCTACCGGTAATGATCCGCTACCTCAGCGGTCCTGGCTCTGGGATTTCGAGCAGCCACTGATTACCGAAACCGCAGCTGATCAGGCCGTTAACAGCTACCTCAGCAAAATTGATGGTGGTGACCAGAACAACAGCAGCGCATGGACAAACACTGTCAGTGCGCTGGGTAACACATCGCTTGGCGGTTCGGTTACAGAGGCGATAACGGGCGTGATCGGCAAGCTGCAGGGGGTATTTGGCATATGAGCACCGTCAATTACCCGTTTACCGGGCTTGAGAGAAAGAGCATGACGTTCTCGCCGGTTCTCGACGGGACGGTCTACACCTGCCAGATGAAATGGAACATCGCCGCGCAGCGCTGGTATTTGCTGATCACCAACAGCGCCGGCAACCCGGTGCTGAATACTGCCGTTGTTGGGTCTACATCTTCAGGTGGCATAAACCTCCTGAATGGGGTGTTCACATCGACGACCATGATCTGGCGTGAAAAAAACGGGCAGATTGAGGTAACGAGCTGATGCGCTATTACGAAATTAACATTTTTGATGGCGACATCTTAATCCAGCAATATTCCAGCCTGAAGAACGGAGTCTATAACCCAGGCGCGCTGATGGTCGAATTCGACATCATGCGCTTTGGTGAATCCACGCCAGCAGGGGAAACGCACCTGACTATATGGGGTATAGGCCCAAAAGACATGCAGCAGGCCAGACAGAACCTTTACGGTAAGCGAATTCAGATCTTTGCCGGGATGTCGAAAGGACTGCCGCTGGCGGGAGTATGGGATAAAAAGCTTGCAATTGAGGGGACCATTTTTCAGGTGTTCGGCAACTGGCAGGGTACAGAGTTACGGCTGGACTTCATCATTGTCGCTGGTCCAGTTAACACCACAACCCGCGGGCAAATGGTTCCTCTCCAGCTGACAATGCCATGGTCTATGGGGCAGAAACTCTCCGTAGCACTGACGCAATGTGTCATGACGATGGGCGGCTTTACGCCGAACATAAGCATCAGCGACAGGCTGACGCTGAATTACGACCGGCCCATGTTTTGCGGCTCCCTCGCTGAGCTGGCAAAAAACCTGCGGGCGTTTTCGCTGTCCCGTATCAAAGACCCAGGCTATACGGGTGTGGAAATTGCGGTGGTGAACGGCAACGAAATCCGGGTGTGGGATAACGATTACGCTAACCATCCGGATCAGGGCTCAAAAACCAGCGCGACGGAAAGAAGCAAAAACCCCGTCCAGATAAATTTCAATGACCTGATCGGCCAGCCAACATGGATCAGTTTCGGCGTCGTCAGTGTCGTCTGCGTCATGCGCGCAGACCTGCAGACTGGCGACCACATCCTGATGCCGGAAAAGGCCAGGCCGATGATTCAGGCGTCTTCTTACTCGCAGTTTCGCGATGACTCAGCCTTTAACGGTGAATTTGTAGTGCAATCGGTGAGGTTGCTGGGTAACAGCAGGCAGCCAACAGCTGAAGCGTGGATCACCGTGATTGAGGCATACCCGGCGGAGGCGGTTAAGACAAAATGAGTGTTGACCAGAAGCTTAATTTCGGCCGGAACATGAATCGGTTCGCTGAGCAGAAGTTTAATGAGGCGTTCCAGGCGGCCGGGAAAATACTGCCTGCCAGCATTGTTGAGCAGAAAGGAAATATGGTCACGGTAGCTTTCGAGCTACATGACACGCCATACGTTTTCCCTAATGTCACGATCCCACTCTTCGGGCCGCAGTACATTCGATATCCGATGCAGCCAGGAGATAAAGGGATTGTTATTCCTGCAGACACCTATCTTGGCGGCGTCAGCGGGCAGGGCGGTGGTATCGCCGACCTAACCCCCCCCGCCAACCTTAGCGCCCTGGTATACCTGCCGATAAGCAACACCGAATGGGAGGCCGTCGACGGGAACGTTGTCACCATTTACGGGCCTGAGGGAGTGACCATTCGGGATCAGGGTAGCAACACGACGTTTCTGCTGACGCCTGACAGCGTAACAATCGCTGCCGTGGACCAGTTCAAGGTCACTGTCGGCAGCACGGTGCTAACTCTTACGCAGGGAATGTGGAGCATCACCGGAGAGACCGGGAATCTGCAGGACTCAACCGCCAGTACCAGCCCGGCGATTATGCATACCGGTTGGGCCGCCCTGGTTGCATGGTTGAATGCTCATCAGCATTCAAACGGTAATGGCGGTTCAAACACCGGAGCCCCAATCACGACTTTCAACGGGAATATCACGCAATGAGAACCTACGGAAGAGACGCGGGCGGCAAGTGGGTGCTGGTGGTGCCGGATGAAAATGGCTTTAACGACTCCATCTATCTTACGACGCTGATCCAGAATCTGAAGCTGGCGCCGCAGGAGTCGCCGTTTTTTGCAAACAACGGAATCCCGGCTCAGAGCTCGGTCATTCAGCAGGTGCTGCCTACCTACTATGTCGACAGGCTTCAAAGGCAATTTAGCCAGTATTTTTCATCGCTGCAGATAGCCATGGTAAGTGATGACCCGCCCGTATACAACATTTCGGCGATAACTAACGCCGGTTCTAAAATTATCACAACGGTGAACGTATGAGTGATTTGTCCGTTAGCTATGACGCAGCCGGGCCCGTGCCGAAAACATCCGAAGAACTGCGCGCAGATTTAGTTTCCAGAGCCACTGAGTTATCACCGGGCATCACTACGGACCTTCCTGGATCGCTGATTGAGGATATCGTCGGTACCGACGTTGGCGCGCTGCTTATTGCTGATCAGATCCGCGTCGACCTCATAAACTCTGTTGGCCCGCTGAAAGCGAATATGTACATGCTGAACCTCCTGGCGCAGCAGGCAGGAATTAGCGCACAAAAAACGGAGGGATCGACTACCGTTCCTGTGACGTTTAGCGGTCCAGCAGGATTCGTCATACCGCAGGGGTTTCTGGTCAGCGACGGCACTTATACCTACCAGATCGCTGATGCGACAGTGGTCCTGTCTTCAGGCGTCAGCTCGATGGTAACAGCTGTTGCGACAAACACCGGTTCGTGGGCCGTTCCGGTCGGTTCTGTTAACCAGATCCTCACCAGTCTGCCGTCTGACATTGCCCTGACCTGCACCAACCCGGTTGCCGGCACCCCTGGTGGAGCGCCTGAAACTAACTTCGAGTTTCGCGAGCGCGTCTGGGAAGCTCAGATGTCGACTGTGCAGGGATATCCTGGCTTTATCCGCCAGAAGTTAACCGACCTGAGTGATGTTCAGGCTCGTCTTGTTTCCGTAGTTCAGAGCGGTAATGCATGGATTGTGATGTGCGGTGGCGGTGATATCTATGAAATGGCCGGGGCAATTTATAAGTCAGCTGGCGATATCAGCAGGCTCAAGGGAGCAGACCTGAATGTCACCGGGATCACCAATGCGAACCCTGGGGTTGTCACGACTGACATCACTCATGGTTTCAGCTCAGGCCAGGTGATTCGTATCGCCGGCGTAACAGGGATGAGTGGCGTCAATAACGTTGACCTTACCATTACCGTACTGAGCCCCCACACTTTCTCTATTGGCATAAATACCACTGCCTCAGGGGCATGGACAGGCGGCGGAATTGTAACTCCGAACCTGAGGAATAACGTTGTAACGATCAACGACTGGCCTGATAACTACGTCATACCCTTTGTTATCCCACTGCAGCAGCTGGTGACGATTAAGTTTGAGTGGGCGACGGAAAGCGCCAACTATCTGACTGACGCGACTATCGCCTCACTGGTTTCACAACCGGTTATCAATTATGTAAACGGGATATTCGCTGGAAAGCCGATGAATATCAATAACGTCAAGGATGTCTTTCTTCAGGCGATTAACAGCACGCTCGATATGAGCCTGATTTCGACACTGAACGTTATTGTTACGGTGAATGGTGTAATCACAGGAGTGGATGCCGGAACTAACATTATCAGCGGCGACCCATACAGTTACTGGTATATAGCCTCAAATGGGGTGATTGTCGACGGGATATAACATGCTTGAAGATATCATTAAATCATACTTGTATACGCAGTATAACGACGATGATGACCTCCAGGCATTCGTCATCGCATATAACGCCATGGCTCAGGAAATTTATTCATGGATGATTAACGCTAATCTGCCGATTTTTGTCGGTGGTTATAATGTTGGTGATCAGCTGAAATGGACAGCCAGAGGGATATACGGCGTGAAGCCACCAGTGCTGGTTAGCGGAAAGCAGAGCACATTTGGCCCATTCAATGCCGTAATGTTTAATCAGTTGCCTTTTAACGGAAGAAAGGTAGTCAACCAGTCAGAGCAGGTTGTTGTGTCAGACGATCTTTTCAAGCGCATAATGACATGGAATTTCTATAAAGGTGACGGATATTACTTCACAATCCCATGGCTGAAGCGTCGCATAATCCGATTCCTGGCGGGCATTGATGGCATGGATGTTGTTAATGATCAGCGATGGAGTGTTTCAGTTTTATTCTCTGGTTCTGGCGCCAGCATCTCTATAATCAAAGGATACCGACGACTTACTAACTCTTCCCTTTACAATTCATTTGGATTTAACAACAGAGTTTTCAATCAGAAAACTAGCGGCGTGATAAAGAGTACGAAATATGAATATGCAGAATTATTCAAGCAGGCCTTTGATAGCGGCCTGCTCCACATGCCTTTTTATCAACCCGTTTCAGTCACAATAGTTGGCTAGCGATTCATTGGTGGACTGAAGAGTTTCCTTTGATTAGAATTTTATAATTCCTGCTGCTAACTACCATATCCAGGAATATTTTCAGGCATAAAGAAATTGTCAAAAGCATAATAACCACAAAAAACAACATCACAACAAACTTGATGTTCTCAAGTGGCGGGACTCCTTCCTGCGCCCACATTTGAATAGCAAGAGTGATAAGAAATGCAGAAAGAAAAATAGTTAGCGTTGCAACTCCAGAGAGGATTGTGCGGAAAAAGGCTACAGATAAATTATTCATAGATAACTCCTGTTTATAAGATTCAACAATCATAACACTGCCAGCAACCAATAGCGGCAGATAATACCATCCCGGAGGAATAATGGCACTTTTACTGTTGGCTGCTAATAACGCCCAGAGCGTTCTGGCTGCCGGGATAAGCGCGTCCGCAACAACCATGACGCTGAATACTGGTACTGGTGCTCTTTTCCCTGCGCCAGTTTCCGGTACCAGTTTCTTCAAGTTAACGTTGATTGATGCTGCAACAGGTCAGATAAGCGAGATCGTGCATGTCACCGCCAGAACAGGAGACACGCTTACGATTGTGAGAGCCCAGGAGGGCACGCTGGCTCGCGCGTGGTCTGTAAACGACATTGCTGCCAACATGATGACTGCTGGCACGTTGAGCTATATTTTCGATAACTACGCAACAATTGCCAGTCTCGGAACAGCAGCAGCAAGGAACGTGGGTGTCGGTTCTGGTCAAATCCCCGACATGTCTTTTTTTGGTGGAATCAGCTCTAGTAGTGGATATCAATATTTCCCAAATGGGACCTTGCTTCAGTGGGGTACTATCGGTCTTAACTCTGGGTGATGCTGCCAACTTACTGATTTAGTGTATGATGGTGTTTTTGAGGTGCTCCAGTGGCTTCTGTTTCTATCAGCTGTCCCTCCTGTTCAGCTACTGACGGGGTGGTGCGTAACGGCAAAAGCACTGCCGGACATCAGCGCTATCTCTGCTCTCACTGCCGTAAAACATGGCAACTGCAGTTCACTTACACCGCTTCTCAACCCGGTACGCACCAGAAAATCATTGATATGGCCATGAAT